GTGCCCGGCTTTTGATTGGTGCCATACGGAGCCTCGCCAGTCTGTTGAGTGACGCGCTTGTCATCGGTTGGCAGATTATCCAACGATGTCACGCGAACATCACCCTGAATGACCGGGATACCAGTTGTCGGGCTAACGGTGTTGTAACCAGAAAGCTGACGGCGGTCGATTTCATCCCACGCATATGGCTCAACGCGCGGGTTCACAATCGGCACAGGGTCAGCAGGAAGGACAATAGCCCTCAACTGGTTCTGTGGCTCATCGTAGCACGTATCACAGACCAAGATGCGCTTGTTGATCAGTGAGGCACCAGCCCAATCATACTGCCATTTGAGTTGATGGTGATTGTACCACAACGCACAACGGTCACAGATCGCAAACGCCCTTGGGTTGCGTGGGTCTGTTTTAGCGCGTCCTGACCGTGATGCGTATCCCATTCATCACCTGTAGTAGCCGGAGATCATGGGCGAAATGTACTGTTGCGCTTGCTCAACATTTTGATCTGCTGCGATCTGATACGACTCATCTGCCATTGGCTTAATGGTCTGAGCAATAGCAGGAGCCCAAATTTGAGCCAGACGATAAGCCAGTCCATATGCAAACGCTTCCAACCACAGGTACGGGATTTCAACTTGCTCACCATTCTGCAAATTTGCATCTTGCAGACGACGAACGCGGTAATACTTCAACTGAGACGGACCGTTGTCCGTGTTCGGGACCGGCCACAAGGTAACAGTTGGGTTCAGCAGCCTGTCAAACCAATACACAGTCGGGAAACCCTGCTGCGTTTTGTTTGGATAGCTTGCATATTCCGTGCGGCTAACCGGCAGAATAATACGGTCAATGTTCGTACCGCTGTTCTGGTCCACCATATAGGCGTCCAAAATCATCACGGTGTTAGCATCAACCGAGTATGTTGCCACGCCAGTGGTCAGGTTCGTCGTAACAAGATCGACAGCCCAAAGGTTAACGCCTTGGTTCGACCAGCGAGCAAGCATCATGTTAGTCGCCATGCGGGCGGCTTCCATGTGTTCTTGAAGCACAGCGGTATTGCGTACACCAATCAGGTTATACGCATACAGCGTAAGCTCGCCCAAACCTGGGTTGAACGTGTATGTTCCGCTGGTCGCCATGCGGCACTCCTATCAGGCAGGACCAGCCTGAACGATCTTGGCAGTAACCGATCCAGTGCTAGCGCTGACATTCACGCAGACGGCGCGGCATGGAATCGTGATTGCACCTGCAATCGCAGCAGAACCAGAGGTAAACCCAGGAGCAACATACCAGTTAGCCGTAGCAGGGCTATACCCGGCAGCGTTGGGGTCATCCAACGAATACTCAACCGTGAATGTCGCAGTTGCGCTGATTGAGACAGCAACACCAACATTAAACGGAGTCTGGAAGTCATCAACAACGCAGATCGCGCTGCGGCCAGTTCCAGATTTTGTGATGTCCTTGTACTGCATTTCACTTCCCCTTGCTGCGGGCTACCGCTGCATTATCGACTAGGTTTGGATAAGGCCGTCCTGCGGCTCTTGCCCGTGCCTTTGCCGATTGGATGTCCTTGCGGCTCAGATGCTTCACTTTAGCATCCTTCGGAGCCTTTTTCTCCCAAAAAGGTTTGTCTACCATGTTAGCAGTCCCACTTCCTAAGAGCCTTGTTGATGCGGCTGTCGGGGTCTGCGGCTTTAGCCGATCCAGTCAGCTTGCGCTTCATGCCGGTCATGCGGGCACAAAAGCTGTCCTTGCGAGAACCACCTTCCGGCTGCGGACGCTTGATGTCATGCCCAGCAGCACGAAGGCTTGCTCGACCTTTCTCATTCAAACCGCCAGACGGGGATTTGCCTTCTGATCTTTGCCATGCAGGTGAACGTGCCATACTACCCTCCTAGTAAAAGCGGGGGCATGAAGCCCCCGCCCTGATAGCCTAAAGGAGCTAGGGAGGGGACCCCTATTAATTGAGGCTACCAGACACGTTGCGACCGGGAGCCGGAGTTCCCTTAGCCGCAGAGGACAGCGGGCTCATGTTGGAGCCGGCGCGGCCACCAGACTTACGAGCCGGACGGCCCATGTTAGCCTTGGCCTTCTTGCCTTCCATCTTGCCCATGGTCTTGCCGCCGCGCTTACGCTCTTCGGCTTCGTCCTGAACATTCGACTGATAGGTATAACGGAGGTTCTTCTGGCTCTTGTCCTGAGCCATCTGGTTGACACCACCGCTTGCACGCTTGCTACGACCTTTCATGTGAGCCTCCTATAGCTCTAAAATTACGGAGTCAGGTTACGGGCCTGAATGTAGGTGACAGTGATGACACCCACGCCAGCGCCAGTATTGGTTGAAGTGACAGCAATCTTGCGATCCGTGGTGCCAACGTCATTCCAGTTACCAGCGCGAGTTGCGTCAGTACCCGGAGTAGCCGACAACGGGCCAACAGCCGCGCCATCCAGTGCAGCAGCCGCCGTCAAGAACGTGGCAGATGCAGTCGTGCCAACACCAAAGGTGGTAGCAGCGCCGTCCCAAACAGTCGTCACCATCACAGAGATGGAGAGAATTTGGCTATTGGCGGGGATGACAATGGAAGTAGCACCGCTAGCCTGAGTGACCGCAGAAGACTGCGCCATCACAACAAAGCCGACATTGGTGATGTCCTGACCAAGCGTAGAGCCGCTAGTGTTCAGGATGTTACCAGCCTTAATTGGGCCGGTAAAAGTAGTCGTACCCATAGGGTCCTCCTGCACTTACGTCCACGTTGTCTGTGCAAAGTCCGCTTGGCCGGTCAACGTGAACTATACACCAAGATGAAAAAGGGTGGGAGCGAACCCCCACCCTCTTACGATTACGATGGGATCGAACCGTAGATCGAACGCCAGTTGTAGTAGCCAAAGCTGTAACGCTCGTAGCCCTTAACCAACAGGTTGTCCGTAACAAAATCGACCTGCATATCTGTTTCGAACTTCACGCGCTCCATGTAGGAGAGACCGTCGATGTTCGTAAGCAGGAACCATGCAGTGGCAGAGGTCAAGAAGTCGTTGACCATGTAGGACTCAGGCAGACCGCCCGAGGTCATCATGATCGCGTTGACGTCATTGTCTGCCGTGCCAGGACGCAGTTCAGTCTTCGTCAGACGAATTGCAGTCGGCTCAAGCTGCGGAGGCACAATGAGCTTGCGCGCACGTGCGAACACCTTGAGGCCAGCCTGATCCTTGAAGTTAGTACGGACAGCAATCATGCTGTTGAGCAGCGTGGACTCGTTGAGTTCGCTGGTCGCATAGTTGCTGACAGTGCTACCATCAATCGGATGGTTGGAAGCCACAAGCGCAACGCCGTCACCGCCGACTGCACCATTGTAGGTGGTCGAAGTGTTCAGCACGTTAGCGCCGTAGATTTCCTTCGTCTGCTGGAAGGACTCAATAAGGCCAAGGTTCGACGGAGCGAACTGGGTCTTATAGAGGTTGTCATCAATCGCCTTGCGGGTGATGGCATAACCGAGAGCAATTTCAGTATGCTCCTGGTTGTACACATAACGCTCGCCAGCGTTGTTGTCGAAAGCAGTCTGACCGCCTTCAGTCTTAAGCTGCGCGAGACCGAGGAAACGCATTTCAGCAGTGCGTTCCAGAGCCATGCGCGACTCATGCTTGGTGAAGATTTTGTCGTACTGAGATGGGATCATCTCGTACTTGCCTTCAACCCCACGGAGACCGGGGAGGAGAAGGTCTTTGATGGCAGAAAGATTAACAGCCATTGGTCCTTACTCCTCTTAGATGCCGGTCTGGTTCTTGGTCGTTACGTTATTGAACGCAACGATCACGCGGTTATACGCACCAGCTTCCGTGCCAGCAGAACCCGGAGGCTCCGTGACAAGGCCAACGATACGGAATGGGAACGTTGTAGTGACAGCCGCGTTAGCGATGTCAACAAACGCGCCGGAAAGACCGTTTGATGCGTTACCAGTGCCAATGTCGTAAGGGACATTGAGGTTGATGGACGACTGCGTAGCGCCAGTCGAGCCAGTCTGAACCACAAACTTTGCATTCGGGTCGTTGATGACATAGCCTTCAACCGTCTGGCTGGAAGCAACATCCGAACCGGGCCAGTAGTTCGACCACACGGTGCGCTTCTGCGACACCGAAAGGTACTTACAACCGACGAAAATGCCAGCGATGCCAGCGGCGGCAGTCGTGCCATCGCCACGGACCACAAGACCATTCGCATCGGGTTCTACGGGATCGCCATAGTAAATGGCGGAAGCATTGTAGGCGATGGTGACGGGGACCTGTTCATAGGTCGGAGCCGAACCAGTGCCGCTGTATTGAGAAAAACCGAAAGGCGCATTGGTATTCGCCATGACGGTGCCTCCTTTGCAGGAAGTCCCATCACTGCACGCCGGGGCAGCTAAGAGACAGGGAAGTAAGAGCCCTTCACGCCGGGGAAGGGAAAACCACTTTGGGTCTTAAAAACTAAATTACGCTTTTAAACCTAAAATGTAAAGAGGGCGGAATTACCCGCCCCCTTTTGCTGTTTTTATTCCTTTGGAACCGGAATGGGTTCGTAGCCCTTGCTGATTTTTGGCTTAACTTGAGCATGATCACGGTGCCCCAGACCACCTTCCGGCGGTCCATTAAGCTGTTCTTCCTTAAATTTCACCTGACTGCGAGCCCTCTGCAACTGCATGGCGCGGGCTTCTTCAACAATCACAGTCGGACGCTGCATAAGGACCATGCCCTTACGCTCAATAGTGGGATGATTGCCCTGAAGAGGCATTTCTTCAGGATGGCGCGCTGTTGGGACCTCTTCCCAGCCCTGACGATAGAGTTCCGTCATGTGAGCATGGTTAATCTGACCCAACACAGCCTTTTTTTTCCATTCATAGGTCCA